AGATCGAAAGATCGAAGATACAAAACCATCGTTATGGAAGAACCCTCTAGTTGGTGGAACAGTCTTTTCCAGTTCCTCACCCTTGTGCTTTTGCACATACGTGATTGGAAATTCTGGAACTGAGTCAAGAGGTGGCGAACCAAGATTCGTCTTGGCGGACCACCTCCCTTTCTACTGTGCCAAATCAACTGGTCTCACGGTTTCAGGCCATGGTAATTGGTACTCGTTTGATGGCGCCCCCAAAGGGTAGATCATCTCGAAGTATCCTGTGTCTACTCTCGGAACCCATAGGCACCGCGTCCCAGTTGGGATGCTAAGTGTGTACGGTAATCCAAGGTAGGCATCGGCTTCTGGCTCTTCCAGCCAATGAGGCCGTATGACCTGTCCGGAATTATAGTTAATCGGTACGATCACGTTAAAGACGGAGGGAAACCTCTGTCCACGTAGTCGGATCGGTGCTAGGTCCCGATCAAACGTGTTATTGCTCTGCTTTGACATGTTTGTAACTGTGTGACGTTCAATGGTATCACGGCGTATTGCATGCTCTTAGAAGCTATCCCCGAAAGGGGTGGCTCTTAAAGCTAAGATGATAGAAATAAAAATCATCGCTGCACTTCTCCGTGACGTTTCAAACGTTCATGGGTTGGTGTTTAACACTCGCTCAGTCCGATTAACACTTGCAAAAGTGCATGGTCGTCTGAGCACGGAAGGGCTTAGTTTCCTCACGGTTACTATGCCCCGTCTCGCGAAGGCCTTTGACAAGGCTATCGCTGGAGGAACACCGCTGAACTCTACGAAGTGGGGGTTTAAATCCCTTCCTAGTAGTGAGCTCCCCATATTCATGGGTGAGTTCTTTCAGCAGGTCCTCTCAAAAGACGGGACGCTTCTTCCGAATCCGTGTCCGAAAAGCGTCAGAGTAATCCGGGAGTTCTTGTACCTATGGTATAAGTATGAACTCCCTTACACAGATGAAAAAGAACAAAAAGTCGTCCAAGCCTTTATCAAGGCGGAAGACGAAATTCGAACCTTCACACCATTGTTGGATTCAATCCGACGTTGGTTTGATGAAACAAGAACCGAACTCTCTGCCTACCACGGAGTTACTTCGCCAAGCACTTGTGCCTGGGGAAGACTCAGTGGAAGTACGAGATTGGGGTGTTTCGACGCCCCTAATTCGTCATTCGAGCTCCCACCTAACGGTGGATTTGCCTCGAATACAGTGGGAGAGGGAATCAATGCCGGATCGTTTGACCCGCTTGATGATACGCTACAAATGCGTTCCCTTAGGAATGCTCCTGGAAATAAGACCGGGAGATGTCCTATTGTCTCGCCATGTGACGCAAGTCACATTTCGTTCGTGCGACGGATTAGACAGCTATTGGATAGCGTCTTCTCCGTGTTTAATCCGCTTGACATCTATCCGAGACACGGCCCTGGAGTCGTTGCTACCAAGCAACGTCTCGGAGCCAAGTATCAATGGACTAATGTGTCAGCTGGAATCACAGACCTCTATCCGTTCGAC